GCTAGATGTTGCAACAAGCGTTCCATCAACATAAACAAACAACCTATCTACGCCAGGGCTTCTATTTAATTGAGCAGCAAGAGAAAAGAATGAGCCTTTGCTAACTGCAACAGACGCAGTCAAATATGATGAACCAGAAGACACCAAAAAGTTAAGATTACATGATGATGTTAACGCGCTTTGGGAGAGTGCAAGCGTAAATCCGTTATTTGATCCGCTAATTTTTTGAATAACGATTTGATTGTTGTTTGTGACAGGAGAAACAAACAATTGCATTTCAAGAGTCATTGAAGAAAGTCCCGGGTCAAGCTTTGACGCGCCGGTTCTATCTTTCGATAATTCTGGTAGCTCTAGTCCAGCCTTATCAGAAACATTTACGAAGTTATTACCATCGAAGTTAAGATATCCAACATTTTTTGGTGAAATATCATAAACATATTTTTCAAATCCTGTGAGCTCATCTAAAAACTCTTCTATTTCAAGTCTATTGCCGTCGAATGGAAAAGAGTTAAAAATTGTCTCAAATGCAACGTTTGTCTTTGCTTGCGCAGAGTTAAAAAATGTGTGATTTTCGAATAATGACCAATCAAGAGGCAATTGTTGTGTTGATTTAAAGCCTGTGCCAGGCGGATCAAGACGAAATGATGAAAAGATAGAAGAATTAATGTTTGTGTTGTCTGCAGCAACAACATCACGAATGATAGCGCTGTTTCCGCCAAGCTCTTTCATGAGCTGGTCACTAGAAAATCCACCGGAGTAAAGAGAGTTAGGCATCTTTTACTTCTCCACTATAAATTTTGTGCCTTTATCTTCGACAACGTATTCTGATCCTTTGTCTATTACGAAATAGTTGAAAGTTAGTAGCTTTCCTGCAGGAAGGCCGTCTGTGTAAAAATCAAAGAAAAGTCCTGCGGCGTCTGATGACATTCGTGTGCCACCATTTGTTGTTTCAAATGGAATGTATGTGTTTCCTTCTATATCTTTTACGGAATAATACATCTCTGGTTTAGCGCTTTTTGTTGGTTTTGGAATACGTGTAGCAGACGGTTCATAGTTTGAGTCATACGCAAAAACTCTTATTCTATAAGATGAGTTAATATGATATTTGCTTCTTGCGTTTGTCGATCTAATGTTTAGCTGATCTGTGACAGCACCTGAGACAGATCTTGTTGGAATAGAACAAGTTAAAAATGTCGAAAGAAATGTGACACTATTATTTAATGACTTCCACACCTCAGAAAAAGTAATTGAGCCAGAAGCCGCTATGTGATCTGCAAGCTTAATAGATCCGCTGACAATCGTTTGATCTTGCGCAGAAATATAGAAAGATCCGTAGTATGTTCCATCTATTAATGTTTGACCAAGCTGCGTTTGTGAAGCAGATATTATCTTGGCGTATGACCCTGTTGAAAGAGTAACCGTCAAGGAGTTTGATCCAGTTATCTCAATTGACGAAGACATCAAATTTTGTAGACTAGAACCTGCGATGTTTCTTAGAAAAAGTGTTCCTGACACGTCAAACATTGCGCTTTCATGAGAGTCTATTATCGAATCATCACTAAAGATCTCCAAACGTGGTCTCAGCGCCTCATGAGTTACGTGTCTTGACGCGAAGCGTTTTACAAATCTTGTGGTCAAATCTGTCTCTTGACTTGACGTAAACGCGATAATCATACCATAATCTGGTATGATGTTAGCAAGCGTAGCAGAGACAATATCTGTTACATCAACAAAAAGATCCTCTGTTCCAATAATAAAAGCTTGCTTTGACTCTAAGCTATGAAGACCTGCGCCATCACCAAGATTTCCTGACGAATAAAAATCTATTCCGCTGTCGCCAACTGCGCCAGAAGCATATGCACCTGAGATTGTCCATGCTGAGTTTGATGACGCGCTCAAATAACTGCAAATGTCAACGTCTGCAAACGATGAAACATCTCTTCCATCACCCTCATTAAACTGCTTAGCTAACGGAAACACTGACACTGTAAAGTTTCTTGGAACAGGCAGATTTGTTTCAACTTGCTGTAAGCGTATTTTCGCGCCGAATGTTGTCGATGAAAAGTCAAGTGATCTGGTGGAAAGCATTCGTAATCTTCCCATATCAAACTTGATCAATATTCTTGAAAGCTCTGTTTGATAACCAGTTGAACCAAGAAGCGTTTCATTATAAAGCTTAAATAAGTCAAGTGTGCCAGCGCGCCCGACGTTTGCGTCTTCAGCCCTCACGCCATCGACGATTTTATTTGTGATATACGTGTCTGCAGAAGCAGTGGCAATAATATACATTAGAGTGCAGTTCCCATTACGTCTTGTTTTGGATATCGAAGTTCGAATATGCTACCTGGTGGACCATAAACCACCCCACGACGAGTGTATTGTTTTATGTTTAGTGTAACATTAGAATAAACTCTGTCTTGAATAGTTCCGTTTAGGCTTTCAATCTTTAGATCTACTAGCGTAAGAACACCAGCCGTGTTTATGATAACATTCTGAAGGTCTGACAAAAGAATAGGTTGATCTATTTGAAACTTTCTTATGTTTAAGACATCATTTAACTTCGAAATCACCGTTTGTAACGTTGTTGATTTGTTTGAATTTGGATTAACAAATATCGTAAATTTAACTCGAAAGTTGATTACGCGGGCATCAAGAATATCGATTGCATCGCTAATCAATCGAAACTCATTTAGATATGTTCTTAAATTTTTCTTAAGAGAATCAGATGAGACTGTAAGAAATCCGCTGCTGTCTTTTGAGCAAATAAATAATTGACTTGCTAGAGGATTATCTGGACTCGGTCTTGCAGCTGCTCTAAACACGCGACCAAGCTTTGTTGGTAATGTGTAAACACGTGAGATAAGATCTTCTTTAGTAACAATTCTATCTTGTTGACTGCGTGCAACAGGTATTTGTGCACGTAAATCTTCTAATGTTGGTGCGCTGTCGCCGCCAGCCGCCGAGCTATCATTTCTGACGTCCAAAGAAGCACGAACTGATCGTGAAGTTGTCGCAGAACATGCATCTTGAAATTCTATTGCAAGTAATGCGATTCCTCTAATAGAGCGTGCGCCAACATTATGTGATGTTCCGCCACCAAATCTGTAGGTAGCAGTAAGCGTTGTGTTAGACGGAATTACGCCTAACGTCTTTGTTTGTAACAACGCATTTGGGTCAATAAAAAATCTGCTTAATGTTGTTGTTCCATAAAGCGGAAGCGCCAAGATTTCTGGATCTGGTATCGCATCATCAGCTGTGGAAAGCGCGCTTCCGCCGCCAAACTGTAATGTTGTTGTACGAGTTAACGGGTCTGAAATATTAACAAATCTTCTTGGAGCCGGAATGACTTCTATCGAACGAGGCACTTCCTCAGAATCTGATGACATATTTGGGAATGTCTTAAAAACAGTGTCTTGACTAAGCGCTTGAACTTCGTAATATTGATTTCCGTCTGTGTCTACAACACTTAAAATCTCGCTAACGTCAGTTTTTGAAAGTGAAAGAGTAAAAAATGGACTTGGATCTGAACCAATAACAAATGATTCGCTAGTGACTTGACCTGAAACACAGTCAACGTCACGTTTCATAAGAAATGTTATAGGATTACCAGATGCATCAACGTTTCCAATAACATAGCTTGCACGAAGATCACCAAGTCTATTTTTTTCAGCAAAATCAATATCTTCTGCAGTAGAAAATGTGATGTTCGTATTCGAGACCAGCTGCGTACTTTGCAAAATCTTTGGCAAAGTGATATCGTCTGGAACATACTGACCACTAATCAGCTTCGACGGAACCTCAACAAATACTGACACTCTCGCTGTTGCGGGTGACGCGCCTTTTGATTTAATTCCTGCTTCTCTAATCATTCTTGAAAGATTAGCAGATTCATTTACCGTTGACCATGAAAGCTCTTTAATCTGATGATCAAGATAAAATGTCATAGAGTCTGACACAGACGCCGCCATATCAAGAAGTAACCCTCCAAGGCTTGCTTCAGAAAAATCCTGAATCTTATCGCCAAAATAAGTTCTTGCATAACGCAGCAGCTCACCGCGAAATGTGTCAAAGTCTTTTGCAACGTATGTTCTAGTTTTTGAGTTTTTAAGCTGTTGATCGGCGGCCATTATTTTTTATCCAGAGAAGTTAAATACGATGCCAATCGACTGGTTTATTAGATTTGCTCTTGGCACAGAATAAGTAATCACCATTTTTATTTTTGCCAACGCGCTAGTGCCAGAATCTTGAGGTGTTGTTATAAAGTTTTCAAGAATAACAAACGGCAGATATTTTGACACTGCTCGTTGAATTCTTTTCATTGCTTCTTCATCTCCATTTTCTGCGCTTAACTCATGAAGTAGAGGCTTAATATTTGCGCCGTAGTCTGGAAAGTTAAGTCTCTCATTATGATTTGTTAGAATAAGATTAATGAAGTTATCTTTTATCTGGTCTCCAAGGCTTCTGTGCATTTTGAAGATGCCATCAGAGTTGTCGCCCATTTCGAGAGGTGTTTTTATTCCAATCGGTGGTGCAACAACAGCAGCTGCGACAATTGAGTCGTAAGTGCTCTTTTTTGTTCCAACGCTGTTGAAACTGTAGGATTTTGCCTGAGACATTACAGATTTAGCGCTCCGTTAATAAGTAGCAGACAATCAAGTTTTCAAGAAATGTATCTTCGCAGACTTAACTAAACAGCGTTATTCTCCAAAAATGATGGAAGATTTGATTTTAAAGCTGTTAATGTCAATATCTATTTTTTTCTTTTCTGTTGTAGCTTTTATTTTGACTGCCTTAGCTTGAAGCGTCGCAGCTGCAGCTGATAATTGCCCACCAGCAGCTGGAATTGATATCACAGTAACGGGCGCACCAGGGGCTGCAGGCGTGCTAAGTCCGCCGCCGCTGGTTAAAGTTGTAGCAACACTTGTCAATGATGTGCAAAAGTCGTTTATGTCAGATGCGATTGATGCGTAGTCATCGATCATTGAGCTTATTAGAGACATAAGCTCTGTGTATCTTACGTAAGGCTCAGTCGCGCCGCCTTCAGAATTGTATGAAGACAATGATATCTTTTTTCCACTTGCCTGTAGCACACCGTCCGTGTGTAAAATAACTGCAACGCCATCTAAATCTTTTGGTTTCCCAGGCTCTTTGGTTATTCTAACATCACCAGATTTTCTTGCGACAAGTCTTAGATTATCTGCTTTTCCAACAAAAAATGAGCCTGCCCTTCTACCTAAAACATCTTTTAATTGCGTTTCTAAACCAGTTGTTGATGGTGTTTCTATGTTTAAAAGTATATCTGGATGATAATCCAGAAAAATATCTGTAGAGTTTGCTGTTAGATATAAACGAGAAGCGTCTGTTGGAAAATGTGGGTCACCTTCTGTCGGAGGGTCTTTGCGCTTGTCTAGCTCTGGTAGTCCAAGTTCATTAAATATTTGTGTGCCAGACGTTGCTGCAGATCTTCCGCGACCAACAACAATATCGATTGCAGCAAGACCAGGAGGTATGTCTGTGGTGTTTGCGCTACTAACAATGTTACCTGCAGATTCTGCGTAATGCCCTCGCTCTTCTCCAAGCATGATCAAAGAGTTATTTGATCCTTGAATTACAAGATCACCGGGCCTTTTATTATAGCGTGGAATTGATTCGATTCGACACACTTGATTTGCAAAACCTATCGTGTCTATAAGCTCGTCAGGATTTCCTGTAGGACTAACAAATGAAAACGTTTGTGATGTTGCTGAAGCGTTTGACTCGCCGTTAAATCTTTCTGCAGTGCTTGGTGCTTGTTGTTTTATTGCTTGACGATATGATCTTGCAAATAGTGTATGATTAACGTCGTCTGTATGACCAGGTTCTGTTATTCTTGAAAGCCAGTATGCGATTGATCCTCTGTTATCAGGATTCTCATAAACAAACCAAACACATTCTCCAGGCTTAAGTGGCATACAAAGATGCGAAGAGAAAAATGGGTAACAAATTACTTCTGCATCGTTTGTTTTTGATGCGCCTTCTGATATTTGCTTAACAACAGCTGTGTTTCTTGGGAAAGACTTTAAGTTTTCAGAGTTGACAAGCGCTTGATATTCTTTTATGCTTTTATTGCGCAATGTAAGTCCCGACACAGAGCTGATGATGTCGACTACCATTCCACGATAAAAAACTGCAGACATCTCTACTTTCCTTTTCTATCAGAGTTTATTTTTTCAAAAATGTCATCTTCTGAAATGACCTTATCATTTGTCTCGGACTCTGATATCTGCTTTGAAAGATTCAGCAGCTGCTCGTTACTTTTTGACATTCTTTCTAGATATTTCGTTAAGATAAGACCGAGCGTCGCGTGGTCTGATGATGAGCCGCCCATTTGCGAATAAAGGTCTGTAAAAAGAATATGCGCGTTTGTTCGATCAACTACAGCATTCTCATAAATCTCTTTCCAAAGCATCTTTTTCTTTTCTGATGCGTTATCGATTTGGTCGAGAATATCTGAGAACTGCTCGACTTTTTTTCCATTCTCTTTTAGTTTGTTAAGTATTACGTCTATTGTTCCCATTAGACGAAGCTCTTATTCTTCGTGATTGTCCTGTATTGCTTTCTAATAACTGACATCGCTGAGCCGAGTTGCTTTTGATTTAAGTTTGATATATTCTTTACATAAACAAAGATAGCACGTTTGTTTAAGAAGTCTAGTTCATCTATCTGGTCAAAAACTGTTATGATTGCATCGATACATGCTTGTTCATGTTGTCGATTAAGATTTCCTTTTATCTTTTTCATTACATCAAGAATAACGTTTCTATGATTATTTTCTATTATCTTGTCTTCTGGCGTTGGACCAATGTGTTTATCATTATAAACTTCTGTCTCTCTTGATGAACCGAATTTTAAGTCTTCAATCGAGATAAATCGTTTTGCTTTCTTTTGTCTATTTTTCGAAGAAATAATAAGCCAGTTTCTAGCAACAACGTTAAAGTATGAAAATGCTTTTGTTCCACGTGATGAATCAAACTTGTGAAGTGATTCATACAAAAAAGTAACACAATCATTTTTCATGTGCTCGATTGGTTCATTTGGACTTGCAAATCCATAAATGAAAATTAAACTTTCTACAAGCTTGTTGAATGCAGGCATAATCTTGCTAAGATAGATTTCATGTCTGGCTGAGATAACACTGTTAAGTTGAAATTGTCCTATTGCTTTTTGTGTTTCTGCATCAAAATACAATGTTCCAGTTCCGTTACCCCGTTTTACTATTCTTTTTGTTCCCAATGTCTTCCTCGTCTTCCTGAATGGACGTAAGTTGTTTTGCTACATACAAAATAGCTTCCCGCGAGCGCCTTATGTTTTCAACAGTCTTTTTTATCTCGGGTGAATCATAAAAAAGTGGTATTTTCAATATTTT